CATCCGTGAGGATTTTCTTAACTTCATCTGGAATCTGCTCGCAATCCGTAAGGTCAAGCTCAACAGCCGAGTGTTCGCCGTCTTGTACAATACACTCATTGGTAATCTCATTGATTGCCCAGTCCACTAAAGGATGTAACGACAGATCGCGATATCGGGTAATGAGTTGGTACTCTGTCAGCTGTCCGTCAATCTTGGTCTGAGAGTTCCCGAGGTACCCGAATTGGTTGGGTGCGCCAATTACCACACTCCCATCGTTTGGATTTGGGGGCACAGGAGACGACAGCTTTGCCTCCGAATCGCGCCGGAACGCAAAGCCGAACAGCCGAGAGATTAAGAAAGATCGTGTTTGTGCCATGGTATGAGCTTTGTCTAAATCTGCCCTGTATTTATATCTCCGAAACCGATGTTATCTGGGGAAAGCCCTCCCCCAACATTCACCAACCAGCATAAAACGTCTCAAAAACACCTCAAGCTAGAGTTGAAGGCTGACGATAGTATCGTAATGGGCAGAAATTAGAGGTGGCTGTATGAGTAAAATTCTTAGTGGGGTCGAGCTGGGTAATGCAATTCGGGAGACTAACGCTCAAAAAGGCTATCCCATCCATCCCTTATGTGACCTTTCCGGGTCATATGTATCATTCAGGGTTCTCAAACCGGTCGGCTCTTTCCGCCAGAAGGGCCCTTACCTCGAAAATCCCCATAAGCTCCTTAAGGAGCTTAGGACCCTTCCCGACAGGCCAACGAAAGGGCTCCTGGGGCTCTTAGTGCGATTCTTTTAAATGCACATCAAGGCGCTACTTTCAAAAACAGCGGCTTCCTTGTTCATTACGAGCGCCTGTGTGGAGACCTTTGGACGACTTGCCCGGTATTTACGAACAAGGTCGAGGTGAGCCTTTATTTGGGCAAGGCTGTAGTGGCTATACTCATCAGAATACTGATTAACGCAAGCACACGGATGCATAATGCCCTCGTCTACGTGCTCGGCTCCCAGGACGTGCCCAATCTCATGAATAAGGACTCTGGTCATAAACTTCTCACCTCCCATCACCTTTGCTAGTAAAGCCGACGGGCGAGCTCCTAAGACTCCAATGCCAGAGGCAAGGCCAATCATGCCTTCTTGCTCAAAGTTAAAGGTGTCGATGTTGTCGGGATGGTCTTCAAGCAGAACCACTGTAAGGTCATTCTGAGCTGCGCCCAAATTAGAGGCGATTTCAAACCACTGCATCCAGCGCTCTTCAATTGTCCCTACCGGCTGTTTATCGGTAACGTACACCTTTGCGATTCGAAATTTCACATCTAGTCGCTTTTCCAAGTAGCTAATAGCCAGTTTAAGGGGACGGATTCCCCTGTCGCACTGTACGTGCCCACCGCAGACCACAGAAACTGTAAAGATGACTTTTTCGGCTGGTGATGACGAGTCCTTAACCTCAGCGGGCGTCTGATTGAGTGGCGTCATTCGGAAATTGGACGCTTGCGGCAGCTGAGTGACAGCACCTACAACCAGCAACAGGACAGACAGGATAATCCCAACAACTCTAAGTTTAGTCAGGAGCGAATACTTCTCGGCTTTCCTTTTGGACTTCATCTACATATTTAGCTGCGTCGATTCGGAGAAGGAGTCAGAACATGGCAATAAAAAAGGGGAGCCGAAGCTCCCCTTTTCCGTTTGTTATCGATAATTCTCGATTAGAGAAGATTCTTGATCTTGAACTTTCTATACCAAACGTTGCTGTTTGCAGTGAACGCGCCAGTGCTGTTTCCTGCAAGGTTTCCGAAAGGCGACTCAACGCAACCATACCTAGTCTTGAAAGCAAGACTTGGCTGGTAACTCTTCGGATCAGTAGCTTGGAACATCTGAAGCGGAGTATATGGAGCGTAGAAGAATCCAGCATCCATTGGGCTTGGCCCCTTGTACCCTACTACAGCGAAGTTCACGTTTGCTGGAATATATGGATCAGCGTAAACCTTCCATCGTCCCATCAATGTACCAACATAGGTACGTCCGCTCTCCTCAACACCGATGTCAACCTTAAGAGCGTCTGTGCAATCAAGGAGCTTAGCCATCGAAAGAGCGGCAGCAGTGTTGCTGTCGCAGATAACGATGTTACCAATTCCACGACGAGTCTCGCGAGCAATTGCGTTAGACTCACGAGCAAGTTGGATGATAAGTCCAACGTACTTCTCAGCATGGAATCGTCCGTCAGCATCTTGATTAAGGTCGAACTCACCTGGAGTTGCGAGGCCCTCATCCTGACATCCTACCTTAGCGATGTGGTAGATGGTACGGATGACTTCACGGTTAATCTCACTGAGAAGCTCAGTTGCAACGATCTCAGCAAGCTCTTTCTGAGCATCAAGGCCGTGTACAGCCATGAGGTCTTGCATAAGCTCATGTGTGTACGATGCACGCAACGCACGAGTCTTAGCCTCAACTGGGATACGGTCGATGCTAAGAGACATCTCAGGCATATCTGGGGACGATCCGCCAGTTCCAAGAGCCTCACCAGCAGCGGTCGTAAGACCGGTTCCGCGAGAGAAACCTACATCGAATGGATCAACTGTCGTCGAGTGGGTTCCGGCTCCTGTGAAGTCGGTGTCTGCCTCATTGTGAAGAGCCTCAGTTCCACCCTGGCTCGTGTACTTCGCCTTAAGAGCAAAGATGAACGAGTTTGGCGCCGACATTGGCTGAACGCCTGCTACGTCAAATGCCATCATGTACGGCAAAGAACGTCGAAGCATGGTCATAAGAGGAACAGTGAATCCCTTAAGATTTGGATTCTCTGGGAAAGCCCCTGCACTGTTAGCAGCAGCATCCTCGGTAATGAACTTGCTGTTAAAGTCGCGATAAACAGCGTTGGTCTTGATATCCTGTAATTGGTTCTCCAGGAGGCAAGCGATTACTCTCTCTTTATACTCGTTGAGTTTAGGGAAAGCCTGGTGGCGCAATACGCCCTTCCAGCTCTCTACGAGTACCCTAGAAGTGTCATTCTTAATCATTTTCAAAACTCCTATCCTTTGGTGGAAGTTAAAATCTATTTATTATTCTCGGAGGCCGCCGGGATTAAATTCGCAATTAAATCTGCTTCAGAACGAACTGTAACAGCGGCGTTGCGAATACCTCCCTGAAGAGCCAGGTTTTCATTGGTAGCTCGAATACCCTCAGTTTTCTTCGCTTTTGGCATGAAGGACGCCCTCATAACCTGAACGTTTTCTCTGAACGTATCCAAATCCTCGGCCTTAATCTTGGCGACCACGGCCTTGAAATTCTCAATTTCGGTCAGTGGGAGCCCCTTTGCGGCTTCTTCGATTACGAGAGCGCGGTCACGAAGAGAAACCTCTCTAACCAACGCTGCGTTCTCGGAAACCATCTTGTTTGACTGGTCCTCCAACTTTGCGATCTTTTGCTCGTACATCTTTACGAGAGATGCAGTCGCATCTACTGTCTCGATATCGAACGTTTCAACAAGAGTTCGAACACTCTCGAAAATCTTTTGCGCCACCTTTACCTGGGTAGCAGTGAAAAGCTTTGGCTCATTCTCTTTACGCCATGTCTCCACGACGTACTCAAGATAATGGCTTACTTGCTCGTTGAGTTTTGCCTCACGTGCTGATGTGATAGCTTGGAACTTATCGCTGAGTTTTTCCTCTGCAAGCTTAACCGCAGTGGCAACACGGGCTTTTACTGCGCTCTCAACCGACTCATCAAAGAGTCTCTTAACAACGCACTTTTGCTCATCGGAAAGATCCTCTGAACCAGGAAGCTCCGGCTCTGCCTCAACATTCTCATCTTCACCGTCAGCTTTGAGGGCGGCATTTGCTTTTGCAACGATATCCGAAATCTCTTCTTCAGTAAGAGATGCGGTGTCCACATCGTTATAGCCCGCTTCCTTTTCATCCTCTTCGGCGTCGACCTCGGCTTTATCCTCCTCATCGGAGTCTTCAGCTTCGGGCTCTTCCTCGGATTCGCCCATCAGGCGGATGATTTCAGCAATCTCTGGATCGAGGTCGTCCGCCACTTCGTCACCGGAAACCTCAGCATCTGCGGGAAGATCTCCCCTCCCGGATCCTGCTGTCGGAGCAGATGTGGGGGCTGCTGGATCTGCGATTGGAGCGCCAGAAGCGGCCATAAGGTCAGCCTCTGGAAGGAGTGTTTTGCCCATCGGCTCATCAAGTTCCTCAACCTCATCGTCAAGAACAGATTTAACTTCCTCCGGATCGACGGCTCGGTTAGCCTCGGCACCTGGCTGCTTAGCTGGTTCACTGCTTGCGACTGCCGCCGATGGGTCAATGTCGGATTCACGAAGCAAATCTAACAGCTCGCTTACCTTTGTACTCATCTTAAAAACTCCTATAGTTCTTTTACTCTGACAAAAAACTCTTGCTCAAATCTTTGACCGTCTTCGGTCACAGCAGTACACGTTACTTGGTAGTCGTATTCAGCCTGCCCACCCGCAACGATTATTCGTGCGTGGGTGAGATAAGGAGCAACAATCTGAACGCTGGACTCTCGAAGAATTTCCGTTCCGTCAGTCCTATTATTAGGATTAGAAAGCGGCCATTTTCTCGCAGAGAATGTAGCTGAGGTCAGCTTGCCAAAATACGGAACAACCTTGTCTGAAAAGTCACATGCGATGCGCACTTCTTCGGATGGCTGCTTTGTAATTGAGCGTTGAAACTCAGGAACAATCCAGTTCTTCATTAGGTCTATTTATAGCGCTCGGTGGGGAGATGAATTGGGGCCACGAAAAAACGGGCAAACTTGCAGGCTGACTGTCACAAGAAATGTTTCAAACATTTCATCGGAACTGGCCTTAAGGGTATTTATGTCACCACGCCCACCCTGCGGCTAATAACTTTCCCCCCTAGGTCAATTGCGAATGTTGGCGCTTTCCAAATATGATTGTCGTACAGTCCCCGGCAACTGGGTTCACACTTGTAATCTGGGTAACAAAGATAGCAGGCTCAAAAGCTCTTTCTTTGATTTTCTCGACTGAGTCTTCGTCGTTAATTGAGCATTTCAGGACCAATCCGCTGTTTATCTCAATAGTGAAGTTCTCCATGCTGGGATTAAGAATTTGAGTAATCATCCCGTACAGGGGATAGATTTTACCGATTTCCACCTCGCTAGCTTCCACGGTCAGTCCAAATTTGTTGAAGAAATCGTCGTCACTCATAAGGAAACCTCACCTGACTGTTCGTCATCGTAAGGAGCAGCATAACGAGGTCATTTGTGTGCCGAGCATTACCCGGGGGAGGCATGAGCAATAAATAGATGGGAATTACCCACCCTTCTGCGAGAAACTCGGAGATATGAAATCATTTGAACGCTTTATTGAGGAAGATGCGCGAGAAGTAACCTTTGACTACTCAAAGGAGCCTCGCTCCGCTATCGGTGCAGTAGACGTCGACAGGCTCGTTAAAACGGCCTCAATACTGCTTGACGGACCGATTACCGGGAAGAAGTTTCGGTTAGCTATTGTATACGTAAATCCCCGACGAGACACCGGCAGCGTATTTGATGTTTTCCCGGCATATGGCTCTCCGGCGTGTTCTAGTGTTGAGGAGCTCCGGGCTCTCAATCCAGATGTCAGCGATACTCATGATGTAATTACTCAGACTATTAACGATTTTGAGAAGTCGCCTGCGTACCAAAATGTAACAAGGCAGGGCTAAGAACTAGCTTCGAGCTAAACCCGACGAAGGCTTGGGCAACCAAGCCTTTATTTTTACCCCCTCTAAATATCCGCTAACCGTATGAAGACTTTTCTTCAATGGCTAAAAGAGGAAGCTCCCGTCAACAATGTTGGCGATGGCAGAATTGCCGACCTTCCTCGACCGATGGGTATATTACGAAGGCAGGTAAAAGATGGCGACAAAGGGACCAACCGAACTCGAAATAAGCGTTCTCGCAGGATACAAACATCCAGCTAAGTCACTCCAGTCCCTTAGAAAAGACATTCTTGTTATCTCTCAACTGACAAATGCCCTGAAAAGCTATAAAGCCAAGCAGGACCCGCAGCATCTTAAGCGGGCAGTCAACCTGATAATTATTCTCTCTAACGTCTTTGAGGCTTCAACGTTAGAGTATGCCTTGTACGCCATTATGCCTAATGAGTTTTGGCCTGAGGCTGCTACGTTGCTATTCGTGCTGAAACTTTCCAAAGAGCGAAAGCATGTGGATGAAAATCTCCTGCGGCTTTTAGGAGACCTCCGAGCTGAGCGTTAATCGTCGATGGGCATCCCATTCTTTTCAAGCCAAAGCTCAAGGTAGTGAATGTACTCGGCCACAATCTGAAAGTCCTCAATGATGTCTTCTTCTACGCCCTCTTTTTGATCCCTTGTGTCGTATTTGACTTGGTCATTTAGGTGGAGGGAGTCTCTGAATAGCTTAATTAGACTCCTTCGGGCAGTCTCGTGAAGTTCCCTTGGAATTGTCGCAAACGGAGCATGGTCCGGCTCCTGCTTTTGCCATATTAAAGCTTTTGCTCTCCGTAACTTCATATAACACTATTTATGAGATTACGGAGACGCAAAAGCCTCTCCCTATTAGAGATTTGCCCCTAGGCTCCGTTGCCTAATTAGCTTTATGTCGAGCGCTAAACCCCGACATCCACAATCTCGCAGGAGCCTCCAACACAGGCAAAGTCTCTATCCCCGCCAGTTGTAGTCTCTGCAGTCTCGTAGCTACGGAGCCCTGACCAATCAATCTCTGTTGGGACCTTGGCCAGGAAGTCTGCATACTGCTCCTGATTTATTGGCTGATATGGAGCTTGCTCATACACATGGTCATCAAACGGCAAGAAGCTTACTCCTGATATCTCGTCAAAGTTATTCCACACCCATGCCTGAACCTCCGGCCATTCGTACTCTTTCACCTGAATAGTGACGCTTGGCTTATGTTCGCACCAATAAATTTGATACGTCTTCCAGATCTCTAATTGCTGAATGGCATTAAGACTATCGGAGACAATAGCATCCTTTGGGGATTCCATCGGAAATGAGAACACAAATACGCTATCTGGCCTCATCTTATCGTCCTCGACCGGAAATCCAGAATCTTTCATGAACTGAGCCAATGGATCCTTCTTGTCGGCTCTGACCGTCCGAATGTAATAGTGTGAGAATCGAGTGTGGATGCCCGAAGACGCATTAACTAATTGAGAGACGGTACCCGACGGCTTTACGCATGTTACTGCCGTGGCCTGATTGATGCCTAGCTTACTCGACCACTCCTTATTAACTGCTACGGCATGGTCTTTAAGCTCTGCGAGGAGGCTAGGTAGCTTATCAGCATCCACTTGTCCGGACATCATAAGATTATCCATGATTCCGGTGAGGGACACACCAAGAAGGCGCTCCTCTTCGCAGTTCTGGGTCCATACCTTCCTGAGAAATTTGAAGTCGGTAAGGGTCGCTTGAAGGGTGCCAAGTATCGAGGCAATCCTAACCTTTCTGAGTAAAGACTGTTTAGTGTCATTTGCCCTTACTACAACCTCAGAGAGGTTACAAAATTGCCCGGGGCGCAATATGATCTCTGAGCAGGGGTTACATCCCCAGTCGTTCCGGGGCTCTCGTCTTCCACTTCTGGCTACCTGCTTTGCAGATGCAATCCGATTAAAGATCCCACGCTCGCCCGACTTTGAGTCATAGAGCGCGAGCCACTCCCTCATGAATTGTCCAACATCAGGCTTTTCGTTGTATACTGCTGAATTATTGGCAAGGGAGCGGTATCCATGTGTCATCCAGAATTGCCCGCTCTTAGCATGTCTCATCAGATCATCCGATGGACTCGAAAGCGATATGAGTGCTGAGCGCCTAACTCCTCCAACAACCACAACATCCCCAATCTTACAGACGATGTCATGGACTTCGAGAGAGTTCAATTTCCGCCCTGCCGCTCCCTTAAATTTCGCGATTGCAAACTCACAAAGTGACTTGAGAGGCTCTGGTCCCGATGCCCTTCCACCGAATGTCTTGAGGCGAGCTCCGGCTGGTCGAATCTTGGAGTAGTCAATCTTTGGCTCCAGTCCTAAGTACAATAGTGAGATGAGCTCTTTAAACCCCTTTGCCCACCCAATCTTCGAATCTGCAAACACGATCGTAGTGTCCGTTGGAAAGATATGTTCAGGAACTACAGGAAGCTTAGATACTGCTCCATGCTCTACGGAAAACCCAACTCCAGTTCCGCACAGAAGGATGTAAAGGACCTCAGACAATGCGACAGGATCATCGATGGAAACGTACGCACAGTTATAGGCACAGACGTTACACCGCTTTGCTGCCGGTCCGGCCGTCATAAGCAACCGCATAGATGGCATAACCTCAAGGGTCTTTATGGCATTGGCAATCTCTACAGTTGTCTCATCGTCGCAATTCGGCCTAACTAGAAAATCAACGTAACGGTCAACCGTTTCTTCCCACGTTTCTCGTCTACCAAGGTCATCTCGAAAGCGAGCATATCTGGAGAGTGCAATGAATGTCTGATAATTTGTTGGGAGGGCCATATAGGAAATAGATACTCTTCAAACGGATTGTATTTAGACTAGTTGCGGAGGATCGTTCCGCACTACGAGAATAAAAAAGCAAACACACAACTATTGATTGTGTGTCTGCCTTTCCTGGAACTATTAGAGCAGAGGAAGCGCTATGCTGCGCTTGCTTCTCCGGACGAAGTTGCTTCGTCCTCATCCTCGGCACTTGTGGGTGTACCACGAGTGTTAGACGGGGCCACTGAATCACCAGTACCGACCAGACGAGCCACTTCTCGCCCGTACTTTGTAATAATTACGTCACCCGATTGGGCTTGTGAGAGATAAGACTCAAGATTGCGTCGAAGCTCAGTGAGTGTCACTGTATTCATAAGATCCTCTACAAAACGTTTATAACGGTTTCGATGCTGCAATGTTCACATAGTAATGGGTGAGCCGAGCATTACCTTTTGTTATTTCGTAGACTGTTAGAGGGTAGATTTATTCTCGGTAAGTCCCTTAGAGCCTTGATAGTGGCTCTTGCGTCTCTCATCGCCGTATGGAATCTCAGCCGGGGCGTTCATGCCCTGAAATATAAACTGCGCCACCCTTCTACCTAATCGCAACTCGTACGGGTCCACTCCCATGTTAATCAGGCAGAATGTAATCCGACCCTCAAAGCCTGGATCGATAAACAGTCCCATCGGTGATACAATCATTTGCCGAGCTAGAGAACTTTTGAGACGGACGGAAATTGCAACGTCCGATGGAGTCTTAATGGTTTCCGCCGTGACGACCAAGGCCCTTTCATTTGGCTGAAGAAATACTGACCCCAAGGAGGAGAGATCCCATTCCTGCCTCTTTCCCCGGTCAGTAGTCGGGTATATTACGACCTGCTCACC